GAACATGTTATACAACCAAGCTAACCAAGTACAATCAAGAAGAGGTTACGCTAAGCTCGGTGATAGTGTATGATCAACACCGTTCAGCTCTTACTTCTTTCATAAGAGAGATGACACAGGTGCTATCATATGTCTATGAGTAGCAGGGACTATTATGTATAAGTTCGATGGTACAAACCGATCAAGCATTAAGACAGGACTAATAGCAGTAGACTGAGACGGTAATCCTACTAGATGGGATTTTGCTGTATATAAGAATGTGGTTTATATGTGTGACGGATTCAATAAGTATGCTAGCTGGGATGGCACAACATACACAGAACTATGATTCTCAAATAATGTAGTAGCAACATTTGATAATACCACAGACATTATCTGAAAGTCATGAGGTTGAGTACATGGACTAAGTGATAATATGGAGATAGAGTTTAACACTTCTTGAACTATGCCAGCAGGTATAGTAGCGTGACAGACTTACTACGTGATTAACTCACAAGCAGATACAACTGAGTTCCAGATCAGTGCAACATACGCAGGCACAGCAGTTAACTTTACAACTGATGGTTCTGGTACAATCAACTACAAGTTCTCATCAACACCTAGATGTAGATATATTTCTTATATGCATGAGACTATTTATGCAGCATGAGATACTAACAATCCAATAACCGTATATAACTCTGATACTCAAGCAGTTAACTGAAATATAATCACTAACACTGTAACAGTTATATGATGAGATGAACAAGGAAAGATAAACTGAATATTTGAGATGGCAGACGTTGCACTAATAATGAAAGACTATAAGTTTGTATGATATAGGCTTTGAAGTCCTACAGAAGTGTTAGATATTCAATCATGAGGTTACTCAGATAGATCTCTTTCAATCGTAGAGGACTCGTTAGTTTTCTTATCAGAAAGGTGAGTTGATACACTAAAGTTTAGATCATGAATAACATGAGTTTCTGCGTTAGAAAGTAAGCCACTAGGAGAGAAGGTAAGAGAATTAACTAAGCTTATCGAACCAAAGTTCTATAACTCTAACGTAGCATACTACAACAGAGCAACCAACAACTACTACTTCTCATTTGATTCTAACTGAGACGACAGACCTGATAAAACATTAGTCTACTCAAGTAGCACACAAGGATGGTCAGAATACCTACTACCTCCTATCTATGATATGTGACAATACATAACAGATGAGTGAGTGGTTAAGCATGTATTCACATCAGCACTATGATGACAGATGTATGAGCTAGAGTCAGGGTTAGATGATGATGGTGCAGTAATAGAATCAGAGATTGAAACTAAACCATTTGACTTCGGGGATCCAGCACAATCATACTCTATCTGATTTGTTGATGTTATCTGATATAAGCAAGAATGACTAGAACTAGTAATACAAGTGATATGAGACTGAGATGTAGTACAAGAGGCAACAGTGACTGACAGTAACATAGATATAACAAGTTCTGGTGCTAAACCATTATGAGTAAGCTCCTTAGGTATAGATACATTATGATGATCTAATCAATGAGACGATCTGCAGGTGTATCCGTTTACTATCAGAGTTCCTATGTTCACATATCTATCGACTATCGCAGTCAACATAACTTGATCAGGTACACAATGGATATTTGAGAAGATGAAGATTGATGTTAACGGTCAACCAGTAGAACTATTTAATTATAACAATATATTATAATGTCAAACATAACTAACCTACCTTTAATTGATTGATTCGAAACCACACTATCACAAGAGTGGGATGGATCAACTGGTACTATCAATGTTAACGAGACTCCTTGATTCACGTTCCCAGCATGAGTTAAGACTTCAATCGTTGTTAATGCTGATAACAGTAAGATCCAGTTAGCAGAGATCAGTGCTTACGATGCATGAGCTAAAACAATGACAGTATCTAATATAACATTAGAAAAATGAGCTGGAGTTAACTACTCAGCACAAACACACTCAATCGGTTCTAAAGTAAGGATTAGTAATAACTACGAGTTCTGGAAGGCTGTTACAACGGCTATATCATCTAAGCTAGATTCAGATGCCGATCGGACATGGAGTGCTGGTGTAGACTACGCAGGTATGGCAGGTAAGCCTCTCACAGAAACACAGAGAGATGCACTCACACCAGTAAATGGTATGATCATCTTAAATAGTACAAGCGGAGTACTTAATCAATATATTTCAGGAGCATGGACTAGTTTTGCTACAGGTACAACAGCTAACGCTAGTACTACAGTAGCCGGTAAAGTAGAGCTTGCAACAGATGCACAGATCACAGCGGGTACAGCTACAGGAGAGACAGGAGCAGAACTCGTAAGCACACCAGTACAATCTAAGAAGTCTATCTCACTTAAGAACAGTGTATCAACCACATCAGATACAGATGAGTTTGTAGTCAATCAGAGTGCAGAAGATAAAAGAGTAACACAAGCTATACTAAGAGACCAGCTTGCAGCAAGTACAACAAAGAAAGGTACTAGCGAAAGATCAACAGATGCAGAATATTATACAGCTTCTGATGAAGAAAGATACATAACACCTTACCTGTGAGCTTACGAACTATTTGCAGCAGATACATTAACTCTGGCCTCTGCTCCAACAACAAGAAACACAACATCAACAACGTATGTTGTTCAAAAGGAGTTTACAGCAGACAGAAGCTGAACACTAAGAATAAGTTATAACTTTGGGATGAACTGAGGTTGATGAGGTAACGCTGCTTACTCTAGGGTATTTATTGATTGAGTTGCTGCAGGAACAGAACACATTAAGTCAGAGGATGGTTCTGTAAGTGTTGTAGAAGACCTAGCCGTAGTAAGATGAGACTCTATTGAGATAAAAGTAAAGTCAATCGTATGAACAAATAACGCTTACATAAGTTCAGCACTTGTTAGGTGTTGAATGGCCCCAGTAAACGCAGCAACACTAGTAACTGATTAATTATATAACCCTTAAATATGGCAATTCGCAAAAAATTCGATCTATCTAAACTATGAGGACTTGACGTTGCTAACACTACTGCACAGGCAGATAGATGACTAGTTGCACCAAAGCTTGCTCCTGTACCTAATAATGTACAGTCTGACAAACAATCAAGTCAGAACATGTTCGCAAATAAGTTTGCTAATCAATGAGTTCAGCCAGAACCTGTTGTTAATACACCAGCAGCTGCTGTTAATACACCAGCACCTAGTCCGTCTGTTCAATGAGCTAGTGGTTTCACTAAGCAACCAGATGTTGTGATCCAAGATCCAAACAAAAGAGAATTTTGAAAGGTTGACTACTCTACTATAGATGCTATGGATATATCTTGAGTAAAAAGATATGTAAACGAGGTTAGGGCTAGAGCTAGTCAGGGTCAAGAAGTTACCTATGAGGAACAAGTATTACTTGGTGAAGCAAATAATAGAATACAAGCAGACATACAAGCTCAACAAGTTGCTGATCCCTATGAACCACGCATAGCAGCAGAAGAAAAGGCTAGAGATATTGAGTCGGCACGTCTACAAGCACAATCTAACACACTAATCAATAGTGAGGAAGCTAGAATCAATGCAATATATCAACAGAGAACAACACAAGCAGAAGAACAGTGAGCAAGGGCAGCTCAGTCAGCAGCAAGAAGTATGTCGTTTAGTGGATTAGGTAGATCTACATTTAACGCTGATCAGCAAGTTAGAATTCAAGAACAGACCAATCAGAACATGGCTATCCTACAAGAGGAGAAGTTCTTAGCTGTTGAGTTATACAGGGCTAAGTTAGCATGAGCAGATAGCAAGGCATTAGAATCATATCAGACAAGAATTAATACATTAAGAGATGATTCTGCTAAGTTTATGGCAGATCAAGCAGTTGACATCAATAGTTTCAACCAACAGAACAACGCATCATATGAAGAAAAGATCAACAACATTATGGCTTATGCTCAGACTTATGTAGATCCTAACAACCCATTATCAGAAGCAGAGATGGCAGAAGCTGGATCATACGCTGAGTTACTAATAGACTCAGATGGTTGAATCAACAACGAGATACTTAAATCTATAGATCCTAGACTTATGGGAGAAGCTATAAAATTAGCAGCAGAGATCAAGTGAGCTATACCAGAGCAAGGTAATTACCAGTTTATTAATTCAGGTAATGGATTAGTAGCAGTAGCTGATGAGAACACTTGAGAGATTAGATATGAGCAGGGTAATGTACAGACAACAAGAGAAGAGGATTTAAGTAATGAGAACCAAGATCTTGTTAATCAAGGATTAAGAAACGAACTATGATTATGAGAGGATACTGGAGATCTAACAGACGACCAATACTACAAGGCAATAGTATCTGGTAAGCTTAACTGAAAGAAGTTCTTCGGACTATATGCTACAGCTGATCCAGACTGAACACAGTTTATAAGTATATACAACACAGCTAAGAACGATTGATTAGAGTGATTTATCTCTAAGTACAAAGGCACAAGCATTACTGCTGACATGGTAACACAGGCTGGTAATCAGTTTGGAGTAGATCCATTAGCACTTGCTGCTAAGATGGCACAAGATAGCTCAATGGGTACTAAGTGAAAGGGAGCTAGAAATAACAACCCTTGAAACGTATGACAGTTTGATAGTCTTGATGCACAAGGTATCACAGTAGAATGATACAAGACACTACAAGAATGAGTAGACGCAGTAGCTTCTAACTTTGCAAGCAGAGCAAAGGCTATGAAACCATTAATACCAAATAAAGAGTCATGATCAGAAAAAGAAACATATCTTAATCTTGTAAAAAGATGATGATTAACTAAATCAGATCAAATGGAGATAGCTGATCTAGCCATTGATTGATGATGGAGTACTGAGTTTAATGAGGCTCTAAAGCAATGATTTAATGTAGAGCTATCCCCAACACAACAAACACAATATAACAAGGAGTTAGATAGATTCCAATGAAATGCGGTTGTTAAGTGATTCGAGGGATGACTGACAAGCTTCCAGTCTCTATGATTTGCATTAAGTGAGGGTTCATGACCATGAGATATGGCAGGTATATTTACCTTTATGAAAACACTTGATCCTACTTCCGTAGTAAGAGAAGCTGAGTATGAAGCAGCAGCAAAAAGTGCTTGAGTATGAGCTAGACTATCCAATACTTTTGATAGACTAACAAAAGGTAAATCATTAACTGAAAATCAAGCAGAAGACTTTAAAAAGATTGCTCAGGTGTATATAGAACAAAAGGCACAAAGCTATGACAGATTATATACTGACATGACAAGTAGATACTCAAAGTTTGGTATAGATCCTAGTCTAGCACCATTAAGTGCTACAGAGCAACTAAGAAACTACCTTGGCTGAACTAAAACAAATGCAGCAAACAGCGTAGCTAATCCTAACGCAGTAACATGAGAACAGGCAACACAACAAGAGAATGATTTAATTAACTCATTATTCTAGTAATGGCTCCATACAACCCACTACAATCAATAAGCATGTGAAGGATCAACAGTGAATCCCTTAGATCTAATAACCCAGATAAGGTTCAAGATCAGAAAAGAAGAGATGCACAGAGATCTATGTCCGATAGAATCACAACAGGTATTACTAACACTGGATCCATTAAGTCTCCAGTGTCTTCCCCTGTTAGATCTAACGTGCAAGATGTTATGACTCCTGCTACAATTAGAGACCCTAGATCACCTAGACCATCTAACATGCCATTGATTGCTGGTAATGTATGAGTACAGCCACAAAAGTCAAACCTAATAACAAAAGATAAACTAAGGACGGTATTAGAGCAAGTAGATCCAAGTAGAAGACATATAGTACTTAGAGGTATAGTAGCTAAATGATGAGTTATTGAGTGATATAATGATCCACAATCTCAGATAACCCAATCACCACAAAGAGCAGAGCCACAGTTCCCACTAGGTACAGCACCTAAGCAACAATGATTAAAATGATCTTTGGTTTCATGAGAGGAGCAGTATTCAGTCAATCCATCATTTAAGTTTGACTCAGTAAAAGACCAATGACCTAATGCACTTAAGCTTATATGAAACGTACCATCTAGTGCTGCAAATGTTTGAGCTAACTTGCTACAGCTAGCAAACCCAAGCAACCGATGAAATATCATTAAAGGAGCTGGTAGTGTAATAGCATGAGCTGCAGTAAATATTGCTAAGTGAGCGTGAAAACTGGTAAATAGCATGAGCGAAGAAGAATATAATAGAGAGATATGACGTGTTGTTGGCTCTAAGTCTTCTTTCTTACAAAAGATAAACAACTCTGAAGCTGTTGCAGACCAGATGGGTGAAGTCCTTGCAAAGAGAGCTGGTTTCTCTAATTGAGAGTTTGATAGTCAGTTGTTAGCTAAGACAATTACAGAAGATCCTGTATGAGTTATATCAGACATAGCCTTTATATTAGAGTGAGGATGACTTGCTTGAGCGAAAGCACTATGATGATTAGCTTCTAAATGATCTAATCTAGCAAAGGCTTGAGACAGGCTATGAGACTTATGAAAACTAGCTTGATCTATAGATCCATACTCAATAATCCCAAAAGTAGCAGTATGAGCAGCGAAGGCAGCAAGCAAGTGAGCTCTTAAAGTATGATCTGCTATCTGAGAGGCAGGAGTTTGATTATTAGGCAAAGCAACAGGTACATCAGCAGATACAATCAAGGAAGTATATAGAACAGCTTGAAGCAAGTGAACAGTGGACGCATTAAGGTGAAGAACCAACGATACTTCTATACTAGAGGCAGTAAAATCATGAGTAGAAGATCTAAGAGAGCAAAGATCTATCTTGTACTGAAAGGATTTTGATATTCTTAAGAACAACACTAGTAAAATAAATATATCTCCAGTTAAGAAGGCGATCGTAACAGAACTAACAGACTGACTCAATGTTAAGATAGTAGACTGAGAATTAGATTTCAGTAAGTCAAAGATTACATCTACAGCATCTCAAAAAGAGATAGTAAATATGTATGATGATATTACTAAACGAGATGACCTTAGTCCTCAATGATTAGATATACTAAAACAAAGAGTCTCAGATTACTGGAGAGGTACAGCAGAGGCTTCAAAAGCGGATAGAGTGTCAACAATGTTGTCAAAGCAGATTAAGTCACTAATCATCAATAAAGTACCAGAGTACGCAAGGATGACAGCTAAGTATGAAGAGATGAGTATATTGATCAGAGATATACAGTGAGCGTTAGGCTTATGAAATAAAAAAGCAACTACAACTGCGATAACAAAGCTTAAATGAGCGTTAAGACAGAACCAAGAGTTTAGACAGGCTATGATTAGGGAGATAGAGAAGTATGGTTGAGATAACATTATGTGACAGATCGCATGATCTCAGATGAACGAGTTATTACCAAGATGACTTGCTTGAGTATGAGCATGAATCCTATGAATAGGTATATGATCACTAATAAATCCTCAATTCTTATTCTGACTGGCTGCATCAAGTCCAAGAATAATAGGAGAGATTGCGAACGCTCTAGGCGTAGCTACTAAAGAACTACAATCATATATGGATAATGTAAAGTGATTCTACAAGAGACCTAAGGTTGTTAACAGCGTACCATCTTGAGTTAGACAAGCACTACCTGAAGATACAAAAACAAACATAGGTTCAATTAAAAGCCCAATAGTAACACCGCAGACTAGGTCAGTGAATAATATTATAGAGAGATGAACAGCAAAAAAGCCATGAACAAGTAGAACAAACCCTATAGACAATATTAATAAGAAAGAAAAGGCGTTGAAATCCCTTAAATCAGAGGCTAAAAGTACTGTAAGAGATGTTATTAAGTCTAAGGGTACAATTGTGCCTAAATCACCTGAAATTACTAAACTATCTACAGAAGCTAAGAAGTATAAAACTGCTGATGAGTTTGTGAATAGCTTAGAAAATAACTGAGATATAATATACCATGGGACTAATAAAAAGTTTGACACACTTGATGTTTGAAAAAGTAAAATATGAGACGCTATATTCTTCTCTACTAAGAGATGATTTGCTGGTAAATATGCTTGAGACAAATGAAGAGTCATAAAATGATATTTAGATAAAAATTCAAAAGTAATAGACTTTACAAATAAGTGAGAAATGGATAAATTTAAGAATGAAATCTCAAAGAATTACCCATGACTAGTATATGTGATAGAAAATAAACTACAACCTGCTCTTGATTCTTGAAACCGATGATTTATTGAGCTTGAAGTGTTCTGAATAAAGAAAGAATTAAAGAAGCTATGATATGATTGATATATAGTAAGAGAAAGTTGATTACCATGATTTGAGGAAAATACAAAAAATATAGCACTCTTTAACACTGATGTTATTAAGACAGAAGCTCAACTACGTAAGATCCGAGAAGAAGCAAACAACAAATAATACATTAAAACATAACCAAAACTAAATAATGACTTTAAAAGAACAAGCATTAAAAGAATTGGCTACAAGAAGACTTGAGGAGATACACGCACCACAAAGGGATTCTCTTCTTGACTTCATACAATTGTATTTCAAGAATGAGAAGCCAAAGGGAATAACTAATTTCCATATATCACCCTTCCATAAAGTGATAGCTGATAGGTTAGAGAAAGTAATCAAGTGAGAGATTACAAGGCTGATTATAAACATACCTCCGTGACACTGAAAGACAGAGCTAATCACTAAGAGCTTCCCAGTGCATGCAATGGGTAATAATCCTTACCTACAGGTAATAGCGACAGGATACTCTACAACTCTTACTCAGGGATTCTCAAGTGAAGCAAAGGACTACTACAAGTCAGATACATTTAAGTCTGTATTCCCTAGAAGTAATTGAATCAATAGATCGCAAGATACTAAGGAGCACTGGAAGACAGCTGAGTGATGATCGTATTACGCAACATGATTTGACTGATCTATCACTGGTAAAAGATCTAATATATTTATTATCGATGATCCTATTAAGCCAAAAGAAGCAGACAGGTCTGACGTTGTTAGAGATTGAGTAAATAACTTATTCTTAACTACTGTACCTAGTAGACTATTTAACCCAGAAAAGGATGCGATTATTATTATAATGCAGAGAACGCACGATAATGATCTATGTGGATACCTAATAGATAGGATGAACACTGGTTGATCTGAGTACGAAGTAATAAGTATGCCAGCAATAGCTGATCATGATGAAGTATGGGAGACTGAGAAATATTGAACCATCACTAGAGCAAAGGGAGAAGCACTGGACGAGAATAGATTTCCATTATCTACACTAGATATATTGAAGAGCGATATGATGAACTGAGACTGATGAATGTCTGCACGGTCTACCCAGTATCAACAAGAGCCGATCAACAAAGAGACACAAGAGTTCCATGAGGAATGGTTTAAGTATCATGGAGAGTGAACAGAGAACAAGACACCAACATCACTAAGGATATTTACATCAGTAGATCCTGCCTTCAAAAAGTGACAACATAACGATCAGACAAGTATTATGACTGTTTGACTTTCATCAGACCAAGTATATATATTAGAATATACGGCAGGCAAGTATTCAGCTGTTGAATTACAAGACAAGATTATCTACCATGTACAGAAGTGGAATCCAGAGAAAGTAGGTATTGAGGCTTTTCAAGCACAAACTATGATCGCACAACATCTTAGACTAGAACTGCAGAGAAGAAACATCTATGCAAGTATAGAAGAGATAAAACAAACTGGTGACAAACTGACCAAGATTAGAAAGCTAATAGCACCGTACAGAAGAGGACAGGTATATCATAAGCACTGAATGGATTGACTAGAGACAGAACTCAAGAGATTTCCAAGAGGTAAACATGACGATATTATTGACTCACTGCAAATGGTATATGATATGATATACTTAACACCGTGAACGAAGGTTAAAGTAGAATATAAGTTTGAATTCGATAGTAATGGTATCCCCTACACAATATGAAGCTAAACCAAGATAAACAATACGAGATAGCTAAACACGTACAAGAAACGCATGTCGATTATAGCGACAGGCTTTCTTCATGGAGAGAAAGAATGCTTAACATCTTCCAAGAGTATTCTACTTTTAGAACTCCTAGTAAAGATAGATGGACTCCAGACTTCAAAGTAAATAAAGCACACGAGATTGTAGACAAGGCAGTAGCTAAGGTTATGGCTTGAGCTCCTACATGGATAGTTGATAACATTAACTATAATATCGAAGACGAGCAGGCACAGAAGGAGGCAGAGGATGCATCTATAGGTATTAGAGAATACTTAGCAAAGATCTACAGCAAAGAAGACATGATCGAGACAGCTGAGTTAGTAGCTAAATCTATGCTTGTATATGGGTTGTCTATATCTAAGGTATCTTTCAAATACAAAGTAAAGAGAGATAAGACTAAGAGTACCGAGACTGTAGAAACAGAAGAATGATCATACTCAGAAGAAGTTACATCAGTGAGCGAAGGAATATCTGCTGAGTACCCTTGTATAGATGTTAAGTCATGGTCTGATGTTGTCTTCGACCCTAGATATACAAGACTAGAGGACCTCCCTTGTATCATAGAGACTAATAAAAACATTAGATTATCTTTCTTCACTAAAGACCGTTCAAGGTTTATGAATGTGGACAAACTAATAGAGTGTTGTATGGCTACAAGCAACAACCAATCAGATGATAGATGATATAGATCACAGATTGAGTCTATCTTAGGAATATCATGAGTAGAGAACCCAAGCAAGTTTAGTTCTAGCTCACTAGATATTAAGTGTTACTATGGTTACTACGATCTATCATCTGCAGAAGACCAAAGTGGTGAGAAGATGTATGAGTTCTGGGTAGTTAACAACTTAATAGTAGTATATGCAGAAGAGATCAGCTATATGCCATTCGAGGATGCAAGATGTAGTTATGATACAGAATCATTCTTAGCAGTATGACTAGTAGAACCTATGATTGGTCTACAGAAAGAGATGAACTTCCAAAAGACTAGTGCAGCCAAGTATATCAACCAAACCCTTAACAGACAAATGGTGTGGAGTCCACAAAGTGGAGTTAATCCTTCTAAGCTAAATGATCCTGTTATAGTAGCACAGAACGGTTGAGCAGCAGCACAAGAAAACTTGTATGAACTGCCACATAGAACACTATCGTCTGACTACTTCGGTAATCTACAAGACCAAGAGAGACAGATCCAAGCAGTAACATTTACTGTAGACACAGCAAACACAAAGACTACATGAGCGTTAACTAATACAGCAACTGGAGCAAAGATCGATTATATGGAGAGTAATCTAGTAATGGACTCATTCAAAAAGCACTTTGAACAGTGGTTCATTAGGTCAGCCTATAAGATACTACAGGTAGCAGCAGATAAGCTAGAGTGAAATATAAAGATAAAGACGCCAGACGGCAAAGTAATCACAATGACTAAAGAGGTGTTTAGAAATGCAGTAGATAAATACGACATTAGTATTGAAGTATGATCTACGTCTTGGGATAGTAAACAAAGCAAGAGAGACGATGCAGCAGCACTTACTAATATCGTTGGTACATACATGTGAATGGGTTACGATTGATTCAATCTTGAGTATCTAGCTAAGCAGAACGTTTGACTATTCGACCAGATAGATCCTAAGAAGATAATCAGACCACAGATGCCACAGATGCCACAGATGTGATTGCCACCATGATCACCACCACCAAGACAACAATGAGGACAAATGAATATATGACCAATATAAAGTCTTTAGTTGATAACATAACCAAATGTCATTGAAAGTATGGAATAATGTAAAGTCATTGATGATTAAGATAACTGGACAGGAAGATCAGTCTAGCTACTACAAGAGTCAGGTCGGTGCATTCACCAAACTTAAATCAATTAATGAGTTTGCTTATGTTATCAGCTATCGAGAACTTGAAGCAGATAAATCAATGAAGATGCTAGCGAATAAAGAGTGTGCAAACATTCCGTATCGACAAGCTAATTATAATTGTGCTATCTGATTCTTGAACTTTATAGATAACATAACCTCCGAGGAGGTCATTTAACATTAAAACCCCAGCAAAATGGCAACAACCAATTGAACAACTGACGAAAGTTTGACTCAGGAGGACTGACAAACGCTATACGAAGTAAACGGCGAGCAGTTAACACTTGATGAACTACAGAGCGGTTACATGAGACAATCAGACTACACTCGTAAAACACAAGAGTTAAAGAAGAGCGAACCGAGAGAAGAAGAAGATGAATCATGGATTGAAACAGTTAAATCAAAATGATTTATGACAAATGATGAATTTGAAACTAAGCTAAGTTCTAAATTAGCAGAAAGAGAGTTCGACAACGATGTATTATCTAGTCCAGAACTTAAGAAACACGAGAAAGCAATAAGAAAACTAGTAGAACAGACCTGAATGTCTCCATACGATGTTATCGATGAATATTGATTTGGTAAATCAGAGAAGTTAAAGAAAGCAAAAGAATCAAGACTACTCTGAGACAGAGATTACGGAACATGACCTAAGTCTATATGAACTATGTCAGATGACGAGGTCGATGAATATATCAGCAAGAACTCAAAGATGGACAAATATAGAGTATCAGGGACATAATACCCTTTTAACTTAAAACAATTTAACTAATGGCTAATTCAGTACAACCAACTTTCCCAGAGATCTGGGCAAAGAAAATGCAGATGACTTTTAAAAAGGAGAACCAAGCGGAAGTATTCGCTGACACTTCTTACAATTCATCCCTAAAATCAGGAGACACTCTCCACAGACAACTAGGTAATATCGATCCTAACGGTGCTCCAGGAGTACACGTAAGAGGTGCAGATATCGCTGAATCTTTCTACTCAGCTAGCGATGAGACTATGTCAATTGACAAAGAGTTCTCTACTCGTTACTTTATCGAAGGTTTTGACGAAATTCAATCAGACATTTCACTCGCAGCTTACTACGGTGAACAGTTCGGAGGACAGATGAAAGTACAAATCGATGCTACTGTATTCGGTGAAACACTAAACTCAGCTTCTATCGTAGATGCAGGAGATCTTGGTGGTACAGGTGGACAAGGTATCACACTATCTAGTTCTAATGTAATCAACGTTGTTGCAGCAGTAAGAAAGAAATTTAAGAAACTTAATGTTTCTACTGATAACATGAAGGGTGCAATCTCTCCAGAGTTCGTAGAATTCTTGACACTATACGGTGCAGGTAGAGATACAACAATGGGTGACGATGTAAACCGCAGAGGGTTCTTCGGTAAGTTCAATGGTATTAGTCTTTATGAGACCAACAATACTACTGGAACTGCTGTACTCGCTATGGCTACACAACCTACTAACGGTGATCCAATCACTCTAGCAGGACAAACATTTACTGCAGTATCTACTATCGGTACAACTGCTGGTAACTACAAGATCGGAGCTAACGTTGATGTTACAAGAGCTACTCTTACAGCATTGATTAATAATCCAGCTACAACTAGCACAACTCAGGTTGCACTAGGTACATCTACATCTGAAGTTGTTAAATTATTTGCAGCTAGAATTTCAGCGGTAAATGACGACTCAGCAAACACAATGACAGTTACACACAAGGGTGCTGGTACTATCGTAGTATCTGAAACACTAACTGATGGAACTGACACATGGACAGCTACAGCTCAGAAACAACACTGCCTATTCGTAGCAGGAAGTGGACCAGCTCTAGTCGTACAACAGACACCAAAAGTAAACGTCGTAGAATCTGAAGCTAGAAATGGCTCATTTACTAAGATGGCTTGTTTATTTGGAGTGAAAACATTCTCTGATCAGGCAAAAATGATGACTGACGTACAACTTAACTCTAGTACTTACTAGTCAATTTAGAGGGGGTAACCCTCCTCTTTATTTTATTAATTCTAAGATTACAATTATGGCTACATATATTAAAAATGAAATCAAAACAGATAAAGGAATACTATCAATCGATGGTGATCTATCTATGCAGATCAGCAAACTACCTGATAACCATAGAGGTTGAATCTTCAAAAATGATTATAGTGTTAATGTATCTGCTACTGATAAACCTTTTGAGTATAACATAGAAGATAATAAGATCTATTTCTACACACAAAACAGCAGTAAGATGGAAGAGCAGGAGATAGAACATGCTGCACTTATTGAGGGTAAAGATAAAGTAGAGACTGAAGAGATTATCGCTGGTAAATACTGCGAGTATATAGACCAATGGGAATATGTTCTGATTCATAACGGTAAAAACCTAACAGCTAAAATTTTAGAATTAATCAAATAAACTAATGCCTAAGATGACCTCTGCGGAGTATATAAAAGAACTTGCGAGTTCTCCATTAACAAGGGAACAACTAAACAAGCTATTGGATAGAAACAATATTAGCTATGAGTTGTGAGAACTTGACAATTTCTGATACGCTGTTCTTAATTGATTTAAGGGCAAAAGATCAGATTTTTCTGCACAAAGAGAATGAGAGTACATGACTTGACTATCTAAATGATTGAGTCAGAAAGTTAAAGATATTGATAAGAAGATTGTAAGCTTCGAATCTACTAAGAAAGAGTTGGAGAAGATGCCTTGAAAGGTGCTTGCAACCGTTGACGCTGACCTTAAGAGCGTCAGAGAAGATCAAAAGGTATATAACGCCAAGACATTACAAAACCTTGCTAAAAAGGCAGAGAAAAAACACGGTCATGATATGTCAGAAATCAAAGGTATAGACAAACAGTTTTCCAACCTAGAAACTAAGATTAGTGATCGTCCAACAAGAGATGAAGTGTCCGACGCTATGAAAAAGAACTTTGTTACTAAAGATAATACTTTCACAAAAGAAGAAACTAGAAGTTATGTTAAAAGCAAACTTAATAAGATAGTTATACCATGAAAGTCATGAGGATCTGGTTGAGGAGGGACATGAGATGTAACAGCTGCAGCAGTCTTAGTGGATAACTCTATTATTAGAGGTGATGGTGGTGCTAAGTGAGTACAAGGCAGTGGTGCAACTATAGACGACTCATGAAACATAACATCGAATAATATCAATCAAACAGTTGTTATTGGAGCAAGTCCAGTGTTTACTCTTGCGAATCAAACTATTGACGATAGTGAACTTATTGTTGCAGATACTACTAATGCACAGACTTTCGTTAATAAGGTAGACCATGCCATATTGAAATCTAAGGGAACAGGAGTAAATACTACTTACGTTGCAACTGCAGCAGTAGGAGGAACAACCTTTGATATTCCAGACGTTTTTACAGAAATTTATAGTGATGAAGGATATTTTTATATTCATTATTTAGGGTCAACTGGAACAACAGTAGCTAATTTAAATGCTGCATCTACATTTGTTTTTTTAGATAAGACAGGGGCTTTAGATCAACAAACAACAACACCTACAAGACAAGATTTAACTAGAAAAGTTTTTCTAATTAGAATTGCGGTAAATACAGCAAATAATACTATTTTAGGTTTTGAATATTTAAACAACCCTACAGGTAACTATACTAATACTATCAGGGATTTATATTCATATCTTTTAGCTCAAGGAGTACCATTTAAAAAAGATTTAGTTGTTACGGGTAGAGCGGGAGATTTAGGGTTTGATATTTCGTCAGGAAGTTTAATGGAACTTGGGGGTACAGGAGATATTTTTAATCCAAACATTAAAGATTTTGACGCTGTAGCTAATGCAGAATTTGCCTTAGTTCAAAGTGCTTCAGAAAATTCTACTGGAAATACAAACCTCCCAAAGTTTTGGGACAATTCAGGATCACTTACAGCTCTTGGTTCTACTACTTTAGTGGGTCATAGACTGTATAGATTTAGTAGTGGTAATCTTACAATTCAATACGGTCAGGGCAATTATGCTAATATGGTTCTTGCTAAGGCAGGCGTACTAACAGAGGATTACGATCTAAACCCTGGGCTTGTAGACGCTACCTTCTTAGGTCGGTGGTTTATCGAATCTACAGCCACTAATACATCAGGGACAGTAAAGACAGCATTTGTTGAATACACTATTGGAGTACAGGGCGGAGTATCAAATTCCTTATCAGGTGCATTACTTAAGGGTAATAACTTGTCAGACTTACTAGATGTAAGTGCAGCTAAGACTAACTTGTCTTTAGATAATGTGGATAACACAAGTGATGCTAATAAGCCTGTAAGTACAGCAGGTCAAACAGCTCTTAATCTAAAAGCTAATATTGCATCACCTACGTTCACATGAACAGTGTCAGGCATTACAAAAGCTATGGTCTGACTTACTAGTGTTGATGATACAAGTGATTCAACTAAAAACGCAGCAAGTGTAACGCTAACAAACAAGACAATCTCTTGAGCTAGCAACACAATCACAGTGGATGGTGTTAATGAAGTGGGATTTAGAATAATCCCTCAAAAGGTAAAAGCTGAAGACTATACATTAATATTAGAGGATAGTGCGACATCTATTCATCACCCTAGTATAGACACAAGTGCAAGAACATATACAGTTCCAGCTAACGCAAGTGTAGCATATCCGATTGGTACTGCTCTTACTTTTACCAACGATACAAGTGGTTGAGTAATCACTATCGCAATCACAAGTGATGTTATGATATTGGGCTGAGTAGGCACAACATGAAGTAGAACACTGGCAGCAAGTAGCATGGCAACATGCATAAAGATGACAGCAACAAGACGGATTATAAGCTGACCTTGACTTACTTAATTAAATTACTAACTATGGCAGTAATACAACAATTATTAGCATCATATTGATGAGTACCAAAGACATACGCTACTTGGAATCCAAGCGATAAAAGTTCTTCTATAAATTTATCTTGATGAAACTTGAACGCTTCTAGTTCTAACTGATCAACATGGCAGTCTGCTAGAGCTACATTGTGAAAAACTTCATGAAAATGGTATTGGGAAGTAACTGCTTTGTCGATAAACACATCTAATGACTTAATCATGGTGTGAGTTGCGACCACTGCAGCGAGCCTTACTAATGCTTATATATGATTATCAAGTAATTGATGGTCTTGGTATAATATATCACAAAAATTTAACTGATCTAGTTCTGCTTATTGAACCAATCGGACAAGCGGAGATGTTATATGAATAGCTGTAGATATATGAGGCAATAGTATTGAGTTTTATAAAAACAATATTTCTGCTTGAGTAGCATTTACTAATCTTTCTTGAACCATATATCCAGCTATGTCAATAATAAGAACTGTGGCAAATTTAACTACTAACTTTGGAGCTACTACAATGACATATACAGCACCATTATGATATAATCAATGATTTTATAATTAAACCCTTTAAACATGAAAATCAAAATTGAAGCAGAAATAACAGAAGAAGATCTAATGATCCTAGCTATAAGGAAAGGACGAACAGAAAAGACAACAAAATACGAGACAACTGAAGAGCCTGCACTTGATGAGGACGGAGAACCTATCCTTGATGAGGACGGAGAGCCTACAACTAACACAGTAAGCACACCTGTAGAGGTTAAAAGTAAAGAACCAAAATTATTTATTGAGGACTTATATAGTGAGGTAATAATTACTGACTCAGCTAAGATATTCACTGAGTATAGAACACAAGAACTTAGAGAGCAGATTAAGCAAATAGAAAAGGCAGTAAAAGATTCAGTAGTTCTATGATTTAGCTAATGTCACAATTCACCAAGTTCACATCTATCCAACCCTTACCCAAGGAACGTATGCGGATCACCACAGCACCACTAGTTTATCATGTATGACGTGAAGACAGTGACGAGGTGATAACTGTTCCTACTGGTTATGAGTTCGATTGAGCCAGTGTACCTATGGTATTTGGCATGGTGATACAGAGGGCAGAACCTCAAACAATACTAGCAGCTTGCCTACACGATTACTTATACACTGAGTGAAGAAGATATACTCTAAGCGAGACAGATTATATATTCTATGAAGCACTAAGATGCTTTAATCCTAAGCGGAAATCAATGGTAATGTATATAGGTGTAAGGTTATGATGACGAGTATATCGATATAAATAAATCATCTTGTCTCTCGCTATGTGAGGGACGGACATGATTTATTTTACAAAACCACTATGACACCAGAAATCATACAAGAAATATTAAGCCAATGACCTATATTCGCAATACTTGTACCCATAATTTATGCATTCTATAAATTTATGGATAGAGTCTATGATGACCATATAAAGCAAGTAAACACACTTACTGTTGTTTTCAAAGATACAATAAGCAAGGTAACAGAAAATATAGGCGAAAGACTTGATAATATCGAGGACACCTTAGTTGACATTAAAAACAAATAAGTCAAACTAATTGTTGTCTATAGTCTTGCTATTTTTATCGCTAATAGGTATAATGGATGTAATCGATATGATTAATATTTGAATTGTTTTAATAAGTATTTTATATATTACTTTAGGTTAATGGCTGAGAACAATTTGATAAAACCTAATTGATCGATTCATAAACACCACTGCATACCTATTAGTACATGAGGCGAAAACCTAAAGCAAAACCTTGCTAGAGTGATTGATCGAGACCACAAACAGATACACGATACACTAGATATACCGATGAGGTTCTATAGTGAAAAAGTGAGAAAAATAAAAGAGAAAACTAATCACCATATGATAACAAAACCTGAAACAATAGATCTATGGTGAGACCTACAAAAAGAATACTTTTCAAGAATACACCAATTACCAAGACATCTCCAAAAAGTACATATGGACTCGATGTTTAATATGGTACAATACTGGGCTACTCAATATGATCGTATTTCGAACGACAATATATTATGAGAACGAGAACCAAAGGGCAACACACTATCATATAAATTTCATGAATCACACAATAAATATATTGAAATAAAAAAAGAGATAACAAAAGAAATTTATTTATTATTAAGCAAATAATTATGGATAAAGCAGTTTTCTTAGACACAGAAACAGGATGATTGAATGACAGAAAACACTCACTACTGACGATTGGCTATACAGTAACCAACAACCAACTGAGTAAAATCTTAACTAAAGAATACAAAGTACCCATCAAAGGAGAAGTATCCCAAGACGCTTTGAATATTAATTGACTAGACGTAGAGAACTGGGAGTCAGAGAGAACAGTTGCTGAGGTGGTCAAAGAGATCATCAAAGATGCTGAGGGTGATGAAGTGTCTCTATACTGACATAACATACACTTTGATCTGTGATTTATAAAGACTCACGACGAGGAGGCATACAACGAACTGATGAGTATCTTTGGTAGGAGAATAGTTGACACAAAAGCTCTAATACAAGATATGAAGAACCGCTGACTATATGATGGATCTACTAGCATGCATAGGTTCGTATGACAGGACTGAGGCAAACACAACGCAGCAGAAGACACACTCTTGAATATAGAGTTACTGAAGAAATATTACAAGATGATAACTTAGTATTTATTAACTATATTATAATCATGGAAAAACAACAATCAGCAGAACCTAGAAGAGAGGCAGCCATCGAGAAACTAGTAGCAGCATGATTAGTAATTGCCTTATCGTTTGCCTATAAAGGATGTAAGGGACAAAGAGAAGTACAGACCAACCTAATCGAGGATCTAGTCCGTAAGACAGAGATGCTTGATACAAACAAGACCTCAGTTGGCAATCTGTATTCTAACTGATCTGATATATTATTCATAGATCACAACACAGAGAACGGTGAGCATTATAACTACGCAATCAAGTGAGAAGAACACGAGCTTATATATACTATCGATAAGGTCGACTGAAAGTACTACGATAAGTGAACACTAGACGGCGAACCGCTATATGATGACAAAGCAATCTACTCAATCAATAAATCATTGAATAATATAATTGATGATAAAGAGGTTGAATGAGTAGTTTGAAACTATCAAGTTAAAGACCAATAGACTACTTAATATTTATTCTATATTTTATAGTTATGGAAGGAGGAGCATTAGAGAAGTACAATGAGAGCGACTGGAGAATGTGAGGAATGATTGACCGGGATAAAGTGCCAACAATTACACCTACACTCGTCGAGCTAGATCAAAACGAGTATCAACGCAACACTTGTACTGTATATGCTTCTATGGCTTCCTATGTTGCATCTACTGGTAATCATATACCTGAGATACATAGATATGACATCGTAGACCAATCTATCGATAGGTGACTAGATATAAGTATCTGACGATGGGTAAGTATGGCGGTCAAACTTATATACGACCAGTTTGACGATGTATCATACGTAAGCTGTAAGATATGATCTGATGACTTCTGGGAAGCAATCAAAAGGTGATACCACTTAGTCGCATGATATAGTTGAAATAAAGTATATAACGATGACCGTGATGATGATGGATCGGTAGCAACTAATGATTGGGGTAAGTGAACCTATGGACACTGCATTAGATTTGCCAAACAACCTTGAACCGATCTCATTATTGTAGACAACTACAAGCAGAGAGAAACAAACATATACAAGCTACCAGATCTTGCTGAGAAAATAAAATCTTGAAACATGTTTTATAATTGCTACTTTTATATACCTAAGATAATTATACCTATGAGTAATTTACCAGAACACGGCACGTTTTTTTCAACACCCTTGAGATTAGAAGTATTGGAAGCACGGAAGACAGAACTATCAGTACATATCGATAATGGTTGAAAGCCAACATATAGCATCTATACATTTGATAATCCTACTGACGAGACTGACATTATTGGTAAGATGCAAACTGAATTAGGTTTTTTAAGAAACTGACTAATCTAATAACAAAAAGCCGTCATATAAAGACGGTTTTCTTGTTGAAAGGATACAATATACCCTTGTGGGTATAAACATCGCTAATATAAATCTATACAAAGTCTACATGCCTTTAGTAATCCTTTTAGGCTGATTGCATGATCTATTTATGCTCCATCATTGATAATAACGGTGCATCGCTAAAGATCGTGTAATACTCTCGTGATGTTTTTGGTTAAATTCTTCATATAGCTCAGGATGTGCTTCTCATACTTTTTTGTATGAGATGTTTTTGGGTTGCATTATTTTGGTGCCAGCTGGAACAGTAACCAGTTCTTCCAAAGTCCATCATATTCTTATCATCTCGATAGCTCTATGTTGTCTTACTGTCATCAGCTTGAGTGAAATTTGTTTTCACTTCTCTTCTCGTATTTTCTTTAGGTTGTACTTCTTCAACATGTATTTCAATAGTTTTAAATAATTTTTCTATTCACAATCCAGTTGTGATCTCCATTTTTGTTTTGTTGTTGTATATGGATATACTATCAACTGTGTTCCTTAGTTCCCATAATCAGTTGTCTATCCTATGCTTAAAAACATTCGGGTATGTTTCCCTTCGTAAGTTTTCTATCTCTTTGAATTCCATTAGTTAATGTAAAGTAATACTGAAAGTATAGTAACGATTGTCATTAGTACAGTTACTACGTTGTTCCACATCTTGATAGAGCTATGAAGATTGTACACTGTTATCTCGTATGCTCTTATCTCGCTACAGTGTCTTTGAATTATAGAAATGTTATTTTGATTTATATCAAATAGATCGTCTGCAATAGCTTCGTAATCTACTGGGCTAAACCAATAACCTTTTACTCAATCCTCTTCTGCATACACTGCTACTAATCAATGATACTTTTCTAGGTTCTGAACGATAGAATTTACATTGTTGTTTGTTTCAATCATTTCGTTGATCCAAGATGAGTCAGCGAAAATCTCTTCCATCTCTGGGTAAGAAGCAATTACCTTGTAATAGTCTGCTTTAATTTGATTAGCTAGCTCTGTGTAGTTCATTTTATAAGTGATGAATAATAAATAATCTTTTTTACTAAGGTTTTCATAATCACATGTCTTGTATCTTTTGTTTTAGATATACGTTTTCTTTTTGTAGTAGTATTCTTTGTGCTGATCGATGATAGATAGGGATTTGGCATGGTCTTGTGTTTTTGGATAATTCATTGAACTTGTCATACTCCTCTTTTCAGTATTCATTGATTAGAGTTTGGTTATAATAGGCATATCTAACATCATCATCATACTCTCTCATATTATTATTACAATTGAAGCATTGAGGGTTTATATTCATTGGGTGAATACACACTCTTTTGTTCTTTCTTCATGTACGGTGTCATCAAGCCATTTTATGATACCGTGGTAATGCTTTGGGACAACTGTAACATTTTATTGTGATAGAGTTGTACTCTACTGCTTTTGCCATCCTACAGTTAACTTGTAGTAGCTCCATACACCCTTGTCTTATGTTTTCTCCTGTTTCTCTTTTTTCTTTTGGGACTCTTGTTTTTACTATTCTTACTTTTTTATTGACTCACTCATCCCAATATTTCAATTGGGTAGTTAACCATCACTTAGCTCTAGCTACCTTGTACCTATAGGCTTGTTCTATGTCTTCTATAGAGTTGTATTTTTTCATATCTATATAATAACACTGTAAAGAATTATTGCAAGTGGTTTGTCAAATTAAGGTTGACTTTTCCTCTTTGCTCATATATAGTTGATGGCATCCATCAACTCTTCCTCCAAGTGAGTCAACCACTGATTCTCAGTATAATCGTCACGATCAAGTCAGACTCAATACTTATCCATACCCACTATAGATCTCTCCATCATCTTAATACAGTTCTCTAGTACTACTAGGTCAGTACACTGTCATATCTTGTTAATTGCTTGTAGTTTTCTGTGGTACAAGGGGTATTTGCTATCCTCAGTAGGCTCTTCTAAAAATTCAGTTGCTGAGTAGATTAAATGTCATTCCTCTTCTGCTTCTTTTTTGTTTGCACAATATCAACCACCTGGATAATATACGATTTCTTTATTGAAACAATTTCAATGATTTTTATACAAATAACTTCAATGATTTTTATACAAATAACTTTGACCAGATTTCCAAGTTAGTCATGCTTCGTGCATGATTTTACATATTTGATCTGCCTCTTCTTGTGTAGTACAAACTATACAATCATCTTCTTTTAGGTCTGTTACTTTCATAGTAATTTGTTTTTATTTCTAAAGGGCAATACATTGTTTATAAATTCTTCGGTTCGCTTGTCTTTGTCTTCTTCTCGTACTCCAGTTGCTTCAGGAAATATCTCCCACAGCATTCATGCAGTATCTAGTCATAAGTACTCTTTGTGTGCTTGTTCTTGGTTTGCACTTACACCCTGTAGCCTCATATCCTCAAGATAACACTCTTGTATTACTTCGTATAGCTCTTTCTTAGTAAGAGGAGACATTCTTAATATCTCATCTACTGAAGATCTAAACTTAGCTTGTTCTGTGTGATTTTTAATTTCGTTAGTCATAATGTTTTATAATAAATTAAATTATTGTTACTTTATATCATAATTTATCCTCTATTTGTTTAACTGTCATTTCTTTTGGTGGCGAGAGTTTTCTTACATATTTATACATAGAACAATAAAACTCCTCTCATCTATCACGCTTCTCTATTTCTTCTTTCCACGATATTATATATGGTTTTGAGGCTCATTTTATGGTGGTGAGATGTATTCAGTACAAAGATCCCGAGAAATTATAATTTTCACTAACCTCAACTAATTCACCCTCAGTAAACTCTTCTAAGAAGTCAGATGCTGGGAAGATTCTTGCTCTTTTTTTGCTTAAACAATATCAACCAGCTGGATAATATATGAGTTCTTCATTTAAAAAATTTCGAGGATTTTTGTACAAATAACTTTTACCAGAGTTCCAAGTTAATCATGCTTTGTGCATGAGTTTACATATTTGATCTGCTTCTTCAAGTGTAGAACAAACTATACCATTATATTCTGTTAGGTCTGTTACTGTTATTTTCATCATCTTGCAATTAATAATAAAACAATTGTTGATATTATGAGGTATGCTATTGGTAGATACTTTATCATTATTTACTTATATTAGAACATGTTCCGTTTATCACGTAATCATGTGGTATCATTACATAATCATTGCATAGGTTGTTAATAAGTGAGTCTGACTGCTTCTGTGCTGAGTAGAATGCTGTCTCTCTCGCTCTCTTCTCTTGTTTTATCTCTTTAATCTGTATGGTTGTCGCATCCATAGTATTATCGAGTGCGGAGTTCATGGTTTCAATCATTCCGTTTTTCTGGTGAATAGTCAATCCTGATACTACAGTAACTATTAGTAGGGTAGCTCGTCATATATATTTTTGCATGTTTATATATTATCACAAATAAAGATTTTAGATTTTTGTTTGGGTCTGAATATATTAAGTAATATTCATAACCGACTGTCTACTTGGACGTATTGGTCTGCCCTTACATTGGCAACTCGAGTACATTCTTTTTTGTATCAGTCGTCTACTTTTATTCACTCATCTAGTGCTGGGTTGTATAACTTATTGAATAATATCCCACCATCTCTTAAGTGTCTTACTTCATGAGCGTATCGTGGCATTTTATTTCTCTGTGCTGCGTTCTGCCATACTTCTAAGCAATAATCTATTTGCTTATATGGGTCGTTAAAGTCTTCTGACCTTATAAATTTACTATGATATGTACTATTAAGCTGACACAATCAGTTGTCTGTCGATCAGTTAGTGTTAGTTGGCTTAGCTGACATGTTCCAGCCTCCATTCTCTGCGTTCATTGTTAGTATAAATCATTTACAAGTGTAATCTGCTCTGTGTGCTACTCATCGTCTGTAATAAGTTCCAGAGTCGCTCCAGTCCTTAATGGCTTCACATTCATTATATGCGTATGTTGCTAGTCAATCTTGATACTCTCAGAATCAAGGTAAGTCAACAGTAGTAGCATTAGTAACTCATACAAGACAAAACATAATAGTCAGTCAGATTAGATAATTTCTCATAATTAAGGTTAATAATAAGATACCCACAATAGGTATTAGACAACACTGTCTACTCATACCCAGTACTAGTGGATATGGTGTAGATAGGTTACTTAATATTTGATATAAGAACTACTCGTTAATTCTTCGTCTATATGCCCTTTTATAAATCATCTAGCTTTTTCTTCACTCTTAAAACGTTTGTAAATACTCGTTTTATCATCAATAAAAGTAAAGTGACGCCATATAATTCAAGCCCATAAATACTGTGGGTAATAGCTACAGTTCAAATAACCACATTTCAGATCACTTCAATTAATCTCTTTTCTTATTCTATATTTCATTACATATCTTATATGTAGATAAATGGTTTATTCATACCCACTAATGTAGGTATGGTGTAGATAGGTTACTTATTAGGATTACTAAACAAATTCCTATGCTGTAGTATGGTTTTGTTTATTTCTTTGTTTCTGTTTTTGTTTGTTTCTAGTTCTTCTTGTAATTGATCAATCTTGACTCAATCAATAGTGTCGGCAGTCCGTGTTTTATTGTTATAGTTACATGACCGCTCTGGTGATGATAACTTAGTCTGACTCTTCTTTTGCTTGGTTCGTTCTTCTCGTTGGTCTAGGGTTATAAGTTTTAGGTTGTTTCCAGATATTTTTGGATTAGAACTAATAAAAGTTCAATCGCATCCATTAGTTCATTCATATCAATAATATGAGTGGCTGTATCACCAAGTTACATCGTAAAACTCATTAAACCAAAAATGAAACAGGTCTCGTCTTTTGTCATCTGTTTTTTCAATAACCCAATATTGTGGGAAACCTAATTTTTCGTGTTCAGTTGTTGTTTCTTGTTCATCTACTAAAGCCCACTCTTCTCGTTGATCTAGGGTAATTAGTGTTGGGTTGTTCTTAAATCTTTCTATATACTCATGGCAATTAGTTCAACCGTACCCATCAGTTCATTCATATCAATAATATACATGTCCGATTCACCAGCTTACATCGTAATACTCACTAAACCAAGATTTAAACAAGTATCGCCTTGGATCATCTTTTTCCTCAATTACCCAATACTTGGGAAATCATAATTCTTCATGCTTAGTCATGTTTAATTAGGTTCGTGAGTAAATCAAAGACACAATACTTGTGCGTCCATATAGCTAGGATATAGTCTGTTAATTCTGTAGGCTGTAGCAGCCTTTTTTCGTCCACCTACTCTTAACCAAGTAGATTGCAGTGATTGCATCTGAGCAAGCTTAATCTCGTAGTTGAAGCAATCGTAGCCTCTATCCAGCTGTGCATCAACAGTTTGAGCGTTAGCATGACCGAAGAATACAATTAGTCAGATCACTACGATTATAAAATATACAATGCAAGATACGATAAAGTTTTGTTTGTTTGTCATGTGTGTAGAATTAGTAATTAAAGTTACTATCTATAGTATATAGATAAGCTTCGAAAAAAGCAAATCTATTGTTAATAATTGAGTAACACTGCTTGACAACTATGAGTTAATTAATACACCCTACCTATTCTACAAACAAGGTGCATTAATTAACCCATAAGGGTTAAAATGGCACATCAGTTTCCTCAGCTGCTTCGCTTAATACTTCAAGCTTCCGACCTCCGTTGTTCTGATAATGACGATCATTGTACTCAGTAACTTTAGCATTATATATAACAGCTACTTCTGATCCAACTGCTAGGTGTTCTACTAGAGCAACCCTATCATCTCCCATCCAGTCAATCAATACACTTTCAGGGTACTTGTCTTTGATCTCTTCTACTACGATAGATACCTTAGGAGTATCCTTTTGACCTACAGTCATTTTAGGTGTTACTACTTTTACAATTCCTTGGAAGTTCATAATTCATATTACAAATAATAAATTAGTTTAGAGACTTGTCGGTCTTACATATCATTTACTAGACTTGCTATAGCAATATCAACCATGTCTCACTTACCCTGTCAGTCTCTAGCTTGGTAATAGGTCTTGCTGATTTGTTTTTCGTTAGACTCAGCCTTAATTAATTCTTCTTTCCGTTCTTGGTAGGTGTCTCGATCTTCTTTATGCTTCACTATAAACAAAGCCTCTGCTTTTACCTTACTGTTTCATTCGATTACATACTTAGCCTCTAGCTCCCTGCGGACTTTATTAGCCTTGTTAAAACTAACAGCAACCTCAGCAAGGTGACGCTCTGTAGTAGTTCGGTATCATAGTAGATCGTCTAGTGTCATCTGGAGATATATTTATTAATAATTGTTTTAATCTGACTTTTTCATGATTCAAGTCATTCTTCTAGTTTTTCTTGTGACTTAGGGTCAATGTGTACTCTCTTAATCCGCATAGACTCGTTGTAGTTTGGATTGTAAGCAACGAAGTCGCATCGTTGGCGTCCAGTCACATACATTTGCATTTGCATCTGTCGTACGTACTTTGTATCTATCTTACCACTAAGTAACAATTCAAAATGTATCTTATCGCTTTGACACTTAATCTCTATCAATCAATCATCTCATATAAGTCAATCAGGACTGCATCAAGTGTACTCGTCATACTCAACAAATCAAACCTCTACAACCTGATTACTTGTTTCAAGCTCGTACATACCTCTTGCTAGAGGTTCAAGTTCGTTGCCTCTGTCTGTGTGTGCATTACTATATTGCTCTTTTTCTGCACTGCTATAGTGTTCCGATAGCATCTCGCTTATATATGTTTCTAATCATTTTCAGTTAGATCATATAGCTTGTGCATGGCTTGCAGTCATTTTTAGTTGTCTGACTGCAAATCGTTCTGGAGTTCACTGATCTATGTTGTGGATTTTCATATCTTTTTAGAATGTGATAGAATATAGGCATCTACTTCTTTACCATTTCATTTATTGTTTTTGGCGTATGTTCTCAGCTCTTCAATGTTTTCGATCTCATCTACTTCCTTTTTAAGTTGTTTAATAGTAGATTCGCTTGCATTATTTCAATCATCGTCCTCGTCTGTAGAGATATTAAATAACTGTCATAGGTTGTAACGCTTACCATACGTGATAGCTCCTCATATCTTCTGAGGGTCACTTGCTATTACAGGGAACTCACTTTTTTCCTGTACATTCGTTTCTATGTCTATCACTCTTGTAATAACCTTGTTATCTAACATCTGATGGATAATTAGTAGTCAGAAGTCGTTACATGTTGGTAGTAATTGTTCTAGTAGCTTATCAAGTGTCAGATATTTACTGACAAACTTTCCATGATCAGCTTTACCATCTTTACCATATTTCTTCATTAGTTTTTGTACCTCAAATAGTTTTTTCATAATTATAATTAATAGATATAAATCTTTTCTTCGTATTTTATTTCATCTGACTTTATTGGTGGTATATTGTTTATTTCTATGTTATATTCTGATGCACAGTATCCATCTCGTCCATCATCACTGTTCTCAGCTGACTGTCTGCTATAGCCTCATTCTTCTACTAGTCGATCAATAAAGTTGTGTTTTAGGTCATCCCGATTAAGTTCTATAAAGTTTTCTAGTGGCATGTCTCTTTCGATAATCATTTGTGTAGAATTAGTAATAAATATTTATTTAGTCATTAGTGATATTAATACATCACGCATCCACTGATGATGAGAATGATCAAAAGGAGAATCAAGATCAGCAGACTTATAAGAAAAGTAAGCGGACATAGCTGCACAATTAGCAGAACTAGCAGCAGACAATCTAATAGTCTCGTAGGATCTATAAGCAGAGGTTGCAGAAAAATAAGCACACTCAGCAGAGTAATCAGGGCTAGACACACGGGCAGACCTAGAAATACACTTAGCGGTATATGTAGCACGATCATAATCAATTACTTCACCTAGCCGTATATCATTACACTCTTGAACAAGCTTCTTTCTTTCTTCACTTACATTATTATTTAGTCAGTGTTCTGGATCACACAAAATAGTGCGGTGTCGTTCCCTATATAAATCCCAAGTATATGTGTTGGTTGGGATTGCCTCAAGTAATTGGAGTGGGAAGATCAAAGCTTCTTCTTTAGGTAATCAGTCGAATATCGCCTCTGATATTTTAACTATCCATGCTGGTAGTTCCATTGTTTCTACTGCTGTTTCTAGTGTTTTATCTTTTGTTTGTACCATACCTCTATAGAAAGATCAAGTGTCTTGATGCTCTTTAGCAATTGCCAAGAATTTATCTTTTGTTTCTTGATCTCGTGTGGTGTAATCTTTTTTAGTCATGTGTGTGTAGAATTAGTAATAAATATTTAGTCTGACTAACTGAGTGTCTAGCACCGTATTAGCTGGTCAGATGTATCAGGGTATGTCGTGCTGGGTAGCTCCTCCATAACTTGATGTTCTTATTATATATAAAAGAAGTACAAAAAGCAAATCTTTATTCTTGACATTTATAATATGATATTTGTGTATCATCAGTCAGTGAATAACTTAAGCGTCTTATCAAGGCAGTTACCTCTCTCTAACACTAATTTCAAAGTTACTGGACTTATTAGCAATTTCTTAGCTAATTTGTTTCTTGATATGTCTCCGTATCTCTCTCGTGTCTGTATGTTGAATTGATCTATATCTAAGTTGTGTACCATGTGTTTTAATAAATTGGTAATAAAGAGTTCTCATTAAAGTAGTTTATTTTCTCTTGTGCTGTCATTCAACACATAGCAATATATCGTGATTTTGGTAGGAACTCTACTGGGTTATTCCAATCTACAAACTCCATTAGTCCAGAATCTTTAGAGAATAGTTCGTGATATGAATCATACGATCATCAGTATATTTGAAATAATCAAAACTTATTAAGCAAATCTACTTTTATATTTATCTCGTCTCGTGGTTTCCATCACATCTCTATACATTTATTGAGTGTTTGTTGTAGTTTTATTTTATCGAGCATAGGTAGGTATTAGTAAGTAATAGTTTATTATAGTGATGGTGTTGTTTTTTGTCAAACTTTATGGATTGACTTGTGATAATTATTTACTCTGACTAGCTAGTTTCCCTGTTATTTTTGCACCACTCACATGGTATGTATAAGATCACAATCATCATCATGATCTATTTTTCAATATATCAATCTCAATTCACGTTATCTTACTATTTCCATCTTCTTCTTTGTTTAATGAAAATACATTGTCTGCATCTTGTTCCAATTCTCAGCAGTCTTTTAAGTGTTCTAGTCCTATACTACCACTCTTAGCTCACTCCCTTGATACTTGTGCCAATGCTATTATATGGATTCATAGCTCATTGCATAGTCTTTTCATTCTATTTGATATTTTGCCGATCTCATACGCCCTATTCTGTGGCTTCTCTGAGGTTGTGGCGAGCTGTATGTAATCTATTATTATAACCTTTATGTTATCACGATGATAGGCTGTATATATCTTGTGATAAATTGTGTAGTCGATAAGTGATGCGTCTGATATATCTAAGTACTCTGGTATATAAGCGTAGTCATCTACTCAGCTCTTAGCGATCATATCCATTATCTGTATGCCCTTCTTGCTCTCAAAATGGTACGGAGCTATTCAGTATCTGATAGACAGAAACCTTTGTAGTACTTCTTCTTTTGACATCTCACCGCTAAGCATCAAAGACTTAATTCATTGATCCATCAGGTTACTCATTATGTTAACCGCTGTGAGTGTCTTTCCTACTCAAGGTCTAGCCATTATAATGGTTAGCTTTCAAGGCTTTAATCAAAATGTCTTAGAGTCTATCTCCTTGTATCCAAACAATCATATCCTATTCTCTACTGTCCCTGCTTTCTCTAGTAGGTTATTAAGTGATTCCTCAATAGATAGATCGGTACTGGATTGATACATTAGCTCTCATATCTTGTTATATGATACACTCATTATATCATCAACCTTATCTAAGGTTCACAGCTCTATCATAGATCATAGCTTCTTGATCTCCCTTAGTTGTCGGATCTCCTTAAGTTTTTGAACATAATCTGATAGTCAATGTGTTCACCATACCTTAACTGATATACTTAGAATAGACTCTTGATAGTCAGCTCACAACTCCGCCACTAACATCGTTATATCAATTGTCTTCCTTAGACTCATAAGCTTAGTAATCGTAGAATAGATAATCTTATTCCTACTACTAGTGAAGTAATGATCTTTTATATCAGCTTGATATATAGAGTCAGGTGACTGTATAATACAAGATAGTACAGATTCTTCTACTTCCATATTCACTATTTGTTTGTTTATTTCGTTGATCATGAGTCAAAGATAGAAAGTAAATCAGGGTTTATGTCGTTCTTATTGTTTGTCTTTGGTTTTTTCTCTCCCTTAAGTCGGTTCTTAGCAGTAAAGTACAGACTAGTGTATGATGTATTCTTGGCATAGTTTTCTATTGAGTCATACACTCAATCTAATATCACCTGCGTCCATCACTCATCTAATAACTTATCATTATCAATCACACTAATAAATAAATTAGATAGTCACTTCTTTCTCTTAACTATTCTATACTTATCTATCCTAACCTTATCTATACTACCCTCTACTACGCCGTCCTTTGGTTGTCCATGGGACGTCCCACTATATCATATTCACATACTCTTCTTTCTATCAGCTCTTTGTTTAGGCTCTAGAAGCTCTATTCAAGGCATTACCTGTAGTAGCAGTTCTCTATATAAGCTATTAATCTTTCTGTCTGCACGCAACATATTGTGCTCGTTCCAGTCCATTATATATGATACTAAGTCCTCATTCAGAATCTTAACAAAACCCTTAGCTTGCAAGACCCTAATATTATCCTCACTAGATCACACTAGTCTCATAACACTAAACGCCTCACATACTCAATCATCATCAGAACCCATACAAAGATGGAAGTATAATGCTTGTGTTTCTGAGGGCATTTTAAGAAACCTTGCTGAATTAATTACATTGTTACTTATCATTCTACGTCTAGACATTAAGATGTTGTTGTAAAATTAATAAAGAAAAAAACTACTTGCGGGTGGTGTGCAAGTAGTCTAGTCGTATGAGTGTTATTATACCGCACCCTTCCATAATAGACAAGTACAGTACCACCCATACTTTTTTAAGCCAACCCTGATAGGTTAAGCCTTACTTTAATTATAATGATCTTAAATTCAATTGCAAGTAACTACATAGACAATCCAATTATACATAAGAACATTAAGATCAACGAAACACCTGTACATATTCTTAGCCACTTTGGCATTGTTTCCCGTCAACCGAACATATATATAATCCCAAATACCTGTCAAGTAAACATACATATTCCAATAATTCAAAGTATTAGATCTTCCATAATAATAATTATAATAATAAAATAAGGCAACACAGCCATTACTACCAAGTAGGTAGTTTATGGATAGGTTACTTGATAATCAGGAAGTCTGACTTATACAAATAAACTTACGGTCGTAGTTTCTAACCTTTTATTGATTATGTCTATATACTTAGGCTCTTTCTCTATTAAGATACAATCTCTGCCTAGTTCTTTACAAGCTACTCAAGTAGTTCAAGATCAAGAAAAGCAGTCTAATATAATGTCTCATTTATTACTATAATCGTTTATTATGTTCTTCATTAACCTTACTGGTTTCTGTGTTGGGTGTAGTCTTTGATCTCAGTCATTTATAAATCATTGTTGAACAATAAAGTATTTATTTACAGACTTTTTAGGTATATTTGTTCGTGCAAGTTCACATTTACCAAAGGGGTTGTCAAAAGCTATCTCTCAAACCTTATCCCGAACAATCCAATGTCAGTTTACTGGAAGCTTGTCAGTAAAAAAGTTTCATCAAAATATAACAACATTTTTTCACACCCTTAAAATTTCTTCAAAGTATTCTTTACTGGGTGTAAACTTATCCCAATCATCTATATAGTGTCTGTCTGTCTTGCTTGATCAAAATCATCATACTCATTTCCAAGCATCTATCCCATAAGGTGGATCAGTAAGAATCAGATCAACACTGTTGTCATCCATACCCCTCATTACTTCAAGACAGTCTCATTGTATTACCTGTATCATTTGTTTTTATAAATATAATAAAATTATTTGACCCAGACTCAATCCTTATAATAGTACTCATTGTCACCCCAATCTAATATTTCGCTTATCTCACGCTTAAACTCTGGCGTCAAACATTTAGTATTTAGCTTAAGTAGACGGCTAAGCTGCTCAACTGGTGTGTCGTTATAAAAGAACCTATGTATATTGACGTGTGCTTTGTCTGGTAGTACTAGTTTATTTACTCGCTCATTGCTTCCTCATTTACTTTTAGGTACGAGGTGGTGGATACTTGTTTTCATAGGTTGGTATAAAATAATAAAGTCAGATTACTTGATATTCATTACTATGTCAATCATATGCATACTTATTCAAGATATATCATTATATAGTTCATTGCTCATACTATCCTCGTAGGTAACTCTAAACTTCATCAATAACGATTGAAGCAACTTTATTTCTTCTACAGTCATTTGATCGTTCATAATATAATAATTAACGTGATAAATTAGAATTTTGACCATATCTCTTAACAGAGAATAATGTCTCTGGGCTAGTATGTATAGCTAACAACTCATCAAGCCTCTGACGATCTTTAGCTACAAGTCTAGTTGCACCCTTACTCATCATATAAGATCAGTCGTTATGGTATATAGTTCGTTTATTGCATGTGAATATTCAAGGACTCACAAACTTCATAGTAAATCTGTAGTTAGTTTTCAT